GGAAGATTTAATGTACAGCACATTCGTGAAGGGTGAAATTTATATTGGTAAGACTGAAGAAAATTTCAAACCTAGAATGATTTGGAGTTGTCCTGAAATCGTCATCTCAAAATTCTCAGCTCATTTCAGTGCGTTAGGAAAGCTATTAGCCAAACGGTTAAGTTGGAGAACCAATCACTATTATGTTAGTGGAGCTACGCCTGATTTGGTTGGGCAATTTGGTGAGAAACTTTTCGACAATTACACCACGGTGTTTGAGTCTGATGTTTCAAATTGGGATGGTTCACTGACCAAAGAGATGTTGATGTTGGAAAAATACTTTATAGAAAAGAAAGTCAGAGGTTTACCGGACGAGTTTCAAGTTATGCTTGACAACTGGGGAACCAACACAGGCCGAAACAATACCTCAGAATTGTTTGCATCTAGCAAGCATGGACGAAGAAGTGGAGACTTGTGGACTAGTGCTTTTAATTCTATATTAAACATTTTGATTACTAGCTTTTGTGTAGGGAAACCTATGGAGGAGATTGGTATGATGGTGTTAGGAGATGATAACGTAGTAGGCATGAATGATCCCGTATTCACCACTCAAGAAGTTGTAGAACGATATGCGGCTTTAGGTATGAAATGTGAAATAATACCAAGGGCTACGATCTTAGAAACAACCTTTTGTTCAGGACGATTTTATCCTGTTGGAGGAATGGTAAGATGGGGAAATACATGCATGAAAGTTTTATCGAAGTTGGGAGTCAATCATTTTAAACATCATCCAAAGCAATTTCAATCATTACTCTATGGAACTTGTAAAAGTTTAGCGCCAACTGCTGGTCATATTCCAATAGTAGGAGCGTTCCTGAGAGCAATAACTAGAACTGCTGAGGAGAAGAAAATAAAAGCTCGATATGATAACAGGGACTTAAATCCTTATAGAATACAAGGAGGTGTAGTCATGTTACCTTGTATGGATACATATGCAGTGTTTGCTGACTTATATAATATGGATGTGATGTCGATTATAGAAATGGAAGA